CAGGCTATTGCCTAACGCTGATGCTATCGGCACTTATGCTGATCCCAATCAATTCATCAAAAGCAGATATGAATCTAAAGCTTTATGCATACAACAAATTAGATTGGTCAGAGTTTCAATGTTATAACTGGTTAATTCATAAAGAGAGTAGATGGAATCCAAAGGCTCGTAATGGCTCTCATTATGGTCTAGGGCAGATGCGTTCTACTTGGTATAGAGACCTTAGCCCTAGGCAGCAGATAGATGCACATATAAAATACATAAGACATAGATATAAATGCGCTTGCGATGCCTTGCAACACTTAGAAACTAAGGGCTGGCATTGAGCAGACGCTATAACTCTAGCTACTACCAAAAGACAAGACTTCAAGTCTTGCAAAGAGATTACAATACCTGCCATTACTGCGGCCTTGAAGCCAATACAGTTGATCACCTAATACCTATCAGCAAGGGTGGAACTGATGAAGCTTCTAATATGGTGGCTTGCTGCTCTCAATGCAATAGTTCTAAGCGCGATCGTATGACCCCTACCTTTTTTGAGCGCGTTTCCAGACCCACGACCCCCATTGGGAAGATTTTCCCTGAAAATGGCTCGGCTAGGCACTATCAGGAATGAAACAAATTGAAATGGCTCAATTGGGAGAGATTGCCCGAGTCAGGGACGAATCGACTTACCGAGGTGTGGCAGAACCGCGAATTCACACAAAACTAAACAATTTACCCTCACTAGGCGAGCAAATGATTAAATTTTGTGAAGAAATCGGCTTTGAGCTTATGCCTTGGCAGCAATGGCTGGCTCATCACAGTTTGAAACAGAAACCCGATGGCCGATGGGCTCACCCAGTAGTTACTCTGCTCTGCGCTCGGCAACAAGGCAAATCAACCTTTATGGCGCTTCAAATTCTATTTAGGATTTATGTATTAAAAGAAAAACTGCAAGTTCATACTGCTCACAAACTAACTACTTCAGCAGAGCTCTTTTATAAGATTTATGGAATTATTGAACAAAACCCTAGGCTAGCTGCTGAATTCACTAAGAAGCTGGAAAGTAAAGGCTTTCAAGAACTCCAATTTACTGAAGGTAGGCGATATATCGTCCGAGCTAATAACTCGGCTGGTAGAGGCATTGCAGCCCCTGAAACGATACACCTAGACGAAGCCCGAGAGTATAAAGATGAGGATGTTTGGTCTGCTTTGCGATATACCCAAATGGCTAGCCCAAATCCTCAAATATGGGTTTATTCAAATGCTGGAGATCAACACAGCATCGTTCTAAATAAACTTAGGGAAAGAGCAATGGCTGCCATATTTGGTAGCAATGATGATATTGGTTGGTTTGAATGGTCAGCGCCTCAAGGCATTAAATTTGATAACTCCTTGGACTTCTGGCTTGGTGTCTGCCAAGCTAATCCATCACTTGGCATAACAGTTCATCCAGATAATATCCGAGCAGTCTTATCAGACCCAGAGGACATTGTGCGCACAGAAGTCTTATGCCAATGGGTCGATACCATAAACCCAGTTATCAATCCCTCTCAATGGGAAAGTTGCAGAGTTGAGGAACTTCGACTCAACCCTGAAGCAGATACTTGGCTGGCTATTGATCTTAGCCCTAGTAGAAAAGAAGCTGCATTAGTTGCTAGCCAAAGACTAGAGGGCGATAAGTTCCAAGTCATATTGCTGCAGACTTGGCATAATCCTGCCAATCTGGACGATAAAGCAATGGCTAATGATGTTGCCGAATGGGTGCGTAAGTATCCAGTTCAACTAGTTGCTTATTCAGCCAAAACCGCGTCAGCGGTAGCCGCTAGATTGGCTCCTGCAGGAATAAGAGTCGAGCCAATAGACGGCCTTGATTATGCCCAAAGCTGCGATGAATTACTGGGAGCGATTTCATCTCAGCGGTTAGCTCACTCGGGACAGGAAGAGCTGACCAAGCAATGCCTATCCGCCGTCAAGTTACCCTTTGGAGACGGCGGTTGGGTAATGGGTCGCAAAGTAAGCAATACAACTATTTGCGGAGCAATTGCTTCAGCTTTAGCGACACACTATGCAACGATGGCTGAAAGCGGAGTAGATATTCAAATAGTGTAAGTAGGCTCGCTTACAATGTAAGCAATGGGTGCTATAAGAGATTTCCTATTTCCACAGGTTCAGACGGCTAAACCTACTAAGGTTTCAGATGTTGCAGCCGCGCTAACTCCCGTCCAGATTAGCGATTCAGTTTATAATATTCTCGGCGGTGCAACTAATACCACTCGGCAATTAGCAATGAGCGTTCCATCCGTTGCTAGAGCTCGCAATATTATCTGCGGAACTATTGGCTCATTACCTCTCACCACTTTTAATCGCATCACTGGACAGTATGTAGATCCGCATCGCGTTATTAATCAACCAGACCCAAGAGTTGCAGGATTCGTAATTTATAACTGGCTTGCTGAAGATATTTGGCTTTATGGTGCTGGTTATGGTCAAGTCTTGGAAATGTATTCATCAACAGATGGCGGTCGAGTAAGAGCTTGGACTCGCGTTAGTCCAGACCGCGTTACAGTTGATACAGATTTCTTAAATACTGAAATTACTGGATATAAAGTTGATGGCAAGTCAGTTCCACTTCAAGGCGTAGGTTCATTGATTAGATTCGATGGCCCAGATGAAGGACTACTTCACAGAGCTGGAAAGACAATCGGTGCAGCAGTTTATCTTGAGAACGCAGCAGTTAATTATGCTAAAGAGCCTGCTCCAATGATGGTTCTTAAATCAAATGGAACTAATTTAACTGCCGAAAGAATTTCAGCGTTGTTAAGCGCTTGGAAAGTGGCTCGCCAATCTCGCTCAACTGCATTTCTAAATGCTGATGTTGAATTACAACAATTTGGCTTCGACCCGAAGACGATGCAGATGGCGGAAGCGCGTCAGTATGTAGCATTAGAATTAGCAAGGGCTTGTGGAATTCCTGCCTACTTCTTGAGCGCCGAATCGACTTCAATGACTTATTCAAACGCGGTTACAGAGCGGCGCTCATTAGTTGATTTCTCACTTCGCCCAATCCTTAAAGCGATTGAGGAACGCTTATCATTACCGGACTTCGTTCCAAATCCAGTAATGGTGCGCTTTGCACTTGACGATTTCTTACGCGGTAACGCATTAGAAAGAGCGCAAGTTTATGAAATCTTAAACCGCATTGGCGCGATGAGCGTTGAGCAGATTCAGCGAGAAGAGGACCTAATACCAAATGAAGGTTAATATGCCAATGGCAGTTACTGCTGCCGACACAATTAAAAGAACAATTACTGGGACTATCGTTACTTGGAATGAGCAAGGCAATACCTCAGTAGGCCCGACAGTATTCGCAGCAGATAGCATTGAGATTAAGCCAGTTAAGTTGCTCCTTGAGCACGACCGCACTCGGCCAATTGGCAAAATGGTTTCTCACAATGTAACTGCTAATGGAATTGAAGCTACTTTTAAGATTGCCAATACTATGGCTGGAGAAGATGCTTTAGTTGAAGCAACCGAAGGGCTACGCGATGGATTTAGCGTAGGCGCGCAAATAAATGAATGGACCAACAATAAGGGCGTAATGCAGATTACCTCAGCAACTCTTGATGAAGTTTCTCTAGTTACTGATCCTGCAATTGATTCTGCTCGCGTAAGCGAAGTAGCAGCATCAGAAAATGAAGCACCAAAAGAAGATTCTGATTTGGCAACCGCTGATTCAGAGAACCCAACCGAAGGAGACCAAGTGTCCGACACTACCGCTCCTGCTCCTGCCGTTGAAGAAGCGGTAGAAGCAGCCAAAGTAGAAGCAGCAGCTCCAAAGCCAGCCTTCTACACAACTCCAAGACTTGAATTTACCAAGTCTAAATACCTAGAAATGAGCGTCCGCGCTGCTCTAGGCAATGACGATGCTCGCGCTTATGTTCGCGCAGCAGACGACACAACTAGCAATAATGCTGGTCTCGTCCCAACTCGCCAACTAACTGAGGTAATCAATCCTCTTGCAAATGCTGATCGTCCAGCAGTTGATTCAGTATCTCGCGGAGTTCTACCTGATGCAGGTATGACTTTTGAGATTCCAAAACTCACAGCAGTTCCAACAGTTGGAGAAGAAGCTGAAGAAGCAACAATTGATGAAACAGGGATGACCAGCGAATTTCTTTCAGTATCAGTCAAGAAGTATGCAGGGGGACAAGAGTTCTCAGTAGAACTTCTAGACCGCTCTTCACCAGCCTTCTTTGATGAGCTCGTCCGTCAAATGGAATATGCCTATGCAAAGGCAACAGATGTAGCAGTTGTAACTGGCTTAATTGCTGGTGGAACAGATGGCGGAAACCGCACTCTTGATGCAGCTGGACTTCTTGACTTCGTATCCGATGCTGGAGTTTCAATTTACTCCAACACTCTAGGATTCGCACAAAACATTATCGCTTCTCCTCAGCAATGGGGCGTAATCCAGAATCTTGCTGATGCTGGCCGTCCGATTTACCAGAACTTGATTGGCAATATGAATCAAGGTGGAAATCTTGGAGCAGGTTCCGCAACTGGCAATCTACTTGGCTTAAACTTCCGCGTAGATCGCAATCTAACAACTGCTTCAGGTGTTGGAGATAACACAATCATCATCATCAACCCAGAGGCTTATACTTGGTATGAGTCAAGCCGTTTCCGCTTGGAGACTGCACAGGTAGCAACTGGCCAGATCAAGGTTGCTTACTATGGTTATGGCGCACTTGCAACAAAGGTAGGCGCTGGCGCTTATCGTTGGATGGTTGCGTAGTTAATTAAAAAAAGTGAGGGCCAGTCCGCTCCCGAGCTGGCCCCTCACCTAACTGCTTGAAAGGATGACGAAATGCCAACGATAGTTACGGCCACAGAGCTTAGGACAATACTTGGCGTTTCGTCATCCCTATATTCAGACGCTTATCTAGGCGACATAGTAGATGCCTCGGAGAATCTAGTTCTCCCAATGCTAGTTACTTTCCAAAGCAAGATTAACAAAGTAAAACTGACCAATAATATTGCTTATTTTGAAACTGCAACAATTCAAGAATTCACAGAAGGCCAATCCGTAATTATTACTGGCTGCGGAGCTCCTTTCAATGGCACTCACACAGTAACCGATGACGAAATTTCAGATTATGT